ATGAAATATAAGTTAGTAACTTTACCTCGTGGAACTGCTAAAATGCCTATTATTAATATTGGTTATTCTTCAATTATTATTAAACAAGGTGCTTCATTAGCAATTACTCCTCAAACATTAAATTATCAAGGTGGAAACACATATGAAGCTAGTGGTTATACAGCTACTATTTCTGATGTAAGATTATTTAGTACTTTTGAGGGTGTTGGAATTAATACTCCTTCAGTTCAAGCTTTGAATCTAGCAAACCAAACCACAACATTAGGTACTTCAGTATCTAAAACAGTAGTAGGTACTACAATTAATATGACGGCTACTACAGTTAACGTATTATTTGGTACAACTACTCAACTACAAGCATCTTTAACTATCGAAGGTAGAGATAGTGGTGCTCGTACAACAATTCCTGTAACTGTAACTAAAGTATCTTAATATATAAAAAATGTCTTTTGCAAGATTAGCACCCGAAGATTTCTTAGTAAGCACAGATGCTGTTTCTGCTCCTTTATGGACTAGTGGCAGCGCTAACCTTACATCATATTTTACCTCATCTGTTCAAGCAAACGGAACAGCCGGTAACTATTATTTGAACGTTTACGACGCAGCCGCTACTTCTTCTATCCAATTTGCAATTGCTTATGGTAATTCTTTTGGTAGTGGTAGTCACGTTTATAATAATATCGTAAACGGTTTATCTCCAACTTCAACAGTTTGGGGACAATGGCAAGATTTAACTATTGGAAACTCTAATACTAACTTTGTATTTGGAGCTGTTTCATCATCTGATTTCTTTGCCTTACCAATGGAAAGAGCTTGCTATAAAGAGTCTTTATTCTTAGGTTCTTTAGCTTTAACCATTAAAGGACAAATAGCGGCCTCAGGATCTATTACTTTAACAGATAATAGTAATTATGTTACTAACGTAGTTTATGGCCCTGCAGGTAGAGTATTCCAATTAATATCAGGATCACAAGGTGTTAGATATACAGGTTCAGCAACAACCTCTGATGGTTATTCTTTGAACTCTGGTTCTTATGGTTGGTTATTACCTGATATTGGAGCTGTTATCTTAAACCCATTAGCTTTATCCTCTCCAACAGCAAGTGGTGGTATTGGATTTGCATACAGTGGTTCAAGTTCCTCAGGTTCATTAACTTATTCTTCAGCAACTAATGCAAATGCTCAGTTATACAGAGCAATATCTGCTTCAGCTAACTTCTACTTAAATTCTCAAGAATCAATTACTTCAGACTACGTGTTTGTAAGACCAAGAAGTGCTGAATTTAATTACTCAGAAAATCCTTCATTTATTTCAGGTTCAACAGGCGAAGTATTATATAGTAACTTTATTAATAATCCTCAAGTTTATATTACTACTATCGGTTTGTACAACGATACAAATCAATTATTAGCTGTAGCTAAACTTTCTAGACCATTATTAAAAGATTTTACTAAAGAGGCTCTTGTGAGAGTTAAGTTGGATTTTTGAGTAGGAGCGTATCTTTAGTAAAATTTCATATATTTATAATAAAATAATATATGAAGGGAAATTGTGATCTAGTACAATGTCAAATATGCAATCAAGAAATGTCTTTTGGAAGAATTAAAAGACATATAACTTCACAACACAAAGAAACAACAGTAGATCAATATACTAATCAATATTGGTCTACTTTACCTTTACATAAACCTTGTGAAGTTTGTAATAAAAAAATAGTTTACAAATATAAAACATGTTCTAAAGAATGTCATTCCTTATTAAAAAATAAACAATTAAAAGGAATCCCCAAACCAGAAAATTTTATGTCTAATGAACATAAAAATAAATTAAGTGATGCTCATAAAGGTAAAATAGTTTCTGAAGATACTAAACAAAAAATAAGTAATTCATCTAAAGGAATAAGCCGTAATAAAGGTAAACAACCTATGTTAGGAAAAAAACATTCATTTTGTACTAAAAAACAAATGAGTAAAAAAGCAAAAATTTCCTTTGATAAAGGTGAAAGACCACAAATTGCTCAAAAAGGAATTAAACGTTCATTAGAAACTATAGAAAAAATATTTGCTAAACGACCTATGAACAAATTAGAAAAATTTGTTTCCTCTATTCTAGATGCTAATAATATAGAATATCAGTTTCAATATTTTATTAAAACTAAAAATAATGTATGTAAATCGTATGATTTTAAATTAAAAAACAATAATATACTAATAGAAATAGATGGAGATTATTGGCATGGAGGACCAGGAGTTGAAAAACATTTTTTTAAATTAGAAGAAGTAAAAGAAAATGATTTATTAAAAAATCAAATAGCAATAGAAAATGGTTATTCTTTAATAAGAATATGGGAAAGTAATATTTATAATCAACCAAATATTATTTTACAAAAAATCCGAGAATTAAGTTAATGAGCGCCTACAAACAATTTCTAGCATCGGATATTATAATTGCTCCGTTCGAAGTAAATAAGTCATTTTACTACGAGGGGGCTGCGGCTTTAACTAGCTCTTATGTTGGGATTGATAGGTATTTAGGAACTAATATAACTACCTCAAACTTTGACCCATCAACAGCTCCTACAACAGGTCAAGTATCCACAGAATACCAACAATTAGTTTATCGTTCTATTGAAGAACTTTATTACTCAAATTATTTAAATTCTTCCTCTAGTTATGGTTCACCTGTAACTACAGGAAGTATATTTCCTGGAGAAAATACAATAGGAGATGTTTTAGTAGGTGCTACTTCCTCGGCAGGTAGATATTATAATTATCCACAAACATCTTTAACTTTTGCTAAAAGTTTTCCAACAGAATCTAATGCCCAAATAGCTGTTATTTCTATCCCATCCAAATTATTTGGAAACTATATTCAACCCGGTTCTTTTAGGTTTACAACCCCTAGTGGAAGTGTTTATGATGATGGAGAAGGAAACTTATTTTATAGTACTACAGATACTTACTGTGGAAATATATTTTATCCTCACGGATTAGCTATTATTACTTTAGGTTCCCAATCAGCAGGAGCTACTTATGGAACTGCTGTTTATGGTACTTCTCTTTATGGAGGTGCAACTATTAATATTATACAAGATGTAGTAACATCATCAAATGTTACTTGTTCATTTTCTTCATCACTTACAATTTATGAAACACAATACAAGTGTACTATAAATGAAAATGAGTTTAATGTAAGTTTAAATCCCTCTATCCTAACTTCAGGATCAACAGATGTTTTAGAACCATACTGTACCTCATCTTATTTCAGTCCTTATATTACAACAGTAGGACTTTATAATGAGGCACAACAATTATTAGCAATAGGAAAGTTAGCTCAACCATTACCCACTTCACCTACAACAGATACTACAATACTTATAAACATAGATAGATAAATTATGTGGTTATACAATGAACAAGTTATAGAAAAAATTGAGGATATGCCTCAAGGAACATTCGGTTTTATATACATTACTACTCACAATTCAAGTGGGATATCGTATATTGGAAAAAAATCGTTATATCACAACGTTAAACGTAAATTAACCAAAAAAGAACTGGCCGAACATACTGGAAGAGGACGTAAACCTACAACCGAGGTAGTTCAAAAGGAATCTGATTGGAAAACGTATTACGGATCTACAAAACAAATTGTAGAACTCATTAAAGGAGGTAAACAAGAGGACTTTACCCGTGAGATTATACAGTTTGTTTCTAGTAAAAAACTTCTTACTTACTATGAATGTAAGTACTTATTTAAATATGGGGTGTTAGAACATCCCCTAGAATACTTTAACGACAATATTTTAGGAAAATTTTACACTAAGGATTTCGCTTAACTTGGTAAACTGAGAATTTCTTAGTATATTATGGTTATGCTCAATCAACCCCTGATTGCCTTAGTAAATTCTGTATTAGGAACTGGTAAACCAACAGCGAGAGGTAACTATGCTTATAGTTGTCCCTTCTGTAATCACCATAAACCTAAATTAGAAATCAATTTTACTGAAAACCAAAAAGGAGAAAATCCTTGGCATTGTTGGGCTTGTGATAAAAAGGGTAAAAAGGTAGCTCAAGTATTTAAACAAAAAACAGCATCACCTGAGAAGATGATGGAGTTAAGAGCTTTAGTTAAAACAGAAACCTCCGATAGAGAATATGCTGTTGCTGAAAAAGTAAATCTACCTAAAGAATTTAAAACATTTAAAAATATTACCCAAACAAACATTTCAGGACGTCAAGCATTAGCTTACTTAAAATCCAGAAATATTACAGATGAGGATATACTTAAATACAATATTGGTTATTGTGAGACAGGTCCTTACAAAAACATGGTTGTAATTCCCTCATATGATGCTAGTGGAAGTTTAAATTATTTTACAGGTCGTTCGTTTGAAAAAGACCCTAAAATAAAATATAAAAATCCATCTGTATCTCGTGATATTATACCATTTGAGTTGTTTATAAATTGGGATATACCGTTTATATTGTGTGAAGGACCCTTTGACGCAATAGCCATTAAACGCAATGCAATACCGTTATTAGGCAAAAATATACAATCAAACTTGATGAAGAAGATTGTAATGTCTAGTGTCGAAAAAATATATATAGCTTTAGACAAGGACGCTCAAAAACAAGCATTAAGTTTTTGTGAGCGTTTGATGAACGAGGGCAAAGAAGTTTATCTCGTAGACATGCACGATAAGGACCCAAGTGAAATGGGTTTTAAGAATTTCATAGAAACAATTTCAGACACATTGCCCTTAACATTCTCAGGGTTACTTGAGAAACGACTTTTCTTATGAGTAAAATAAAAAAATCTTACAACAGAATTTTAGAAGTATCAGATGCTGCTAAACAAATAACATTACCAGACTCCCGTTATTATAGACGAAATGGTGAATACTATCCCTCAATTACTTATGTTTTAGGTTATTATCCTAAAGGTAAGTTTTTTGAAGACTGGCTTAAAAAAGTAGGTTACTCCGCTGAACATATTGTTAAAAAAGCAGGTGAGGAAGGAACTCAAGTCCATGAAATGATTGAAGAATACCTTGAAGGTAAAGAAATGAATTTTATGAACCAATATGGTAATCCTCAATACAGTCCTACTGTATGGCAAATGTTTTTACACTTTGTTGATTTTTGGGAAACCTATAATCCAAAATTAATTGAAGCAGAAGTTCATTTATTCTCAGATGAACTAAAGGTAGCAGGTACTTGTGAT